AAGCCGATTGTACAAGGATTTTGAGGCGTGACGATTGGCAATCTTTGTCTTTCTAAACTACTGAGGGAAAGACACAGCGAGTGCTGGCAATCCACGCGAAGCAGGTTTGCTCAATCAAAAGCAATAAAGGCGATTAACGGACGCTCGCCTGACGCTGCGCCTCAATGAACGAAAAGATTTTCGACGAAGTTGAACGAATGCGTTGCTATGAACCAGACTTGTACGTCTGGTTTATTGAGCGAGCCGCAATCATGCAATTCGATGGCGGACTAACCAGAGAGGAAGCCGAACGTGAGGCGCTACACTTGGCAAGACAACAGAAGGCCACTCAGCGAAAGACTCGAAGAGAGGCTTAAAAAACTAGAAAAAAAGCCGGCTTTCCGGATGTGTGCAAGGTGTGGGTTTCAGAAGCCGAATACAAAACTTTATTTTAACGATTTCCCCAAATGCAAAGATTGCCAACGTGTCGAGTATGAAATCAAAAAAAGAAAGGGGGGGAGGCTAGGCTCATGAAATTTAGTTTCAAGTCTGATACTTCGGCATTGCGCGGAAACCTGAAGCAACAGCGCAGGCAATTGCCTTTTGCAATTTCGACAGCTTTGAACTCATCCGCCTTTGATATTCAGCGCCATTTAAAAAGCGAGCTACCGAAAAAGTTAGATCGTCCAACGCCTTACACAATTAGAGGGGTACAAGTCGAGAAGGCAACGAAGCGGACACTCAAGGCGGCGGTCGGTTTTGCTGGCGAGGGGTTCGGGAGACTACCTGCCAACGCTGGAATTCCTCCTTCTGAATATATGTCTCGCTTGATTCCCAAAGGCCCGAAGGTGAGGGTAGCAAGGCCAGGAACCAAAGGAATTCAAGTCCCAGCGAATGCGCGACTGAATCGTTATGGAAATCTGCCAAGGGATTACATCAGCAAAGTGCTTGGTCGTGGTGGATTTCTTGGGACGATCAATGGTCAATATGGACTTTGGTCAAGCTACCAAGGCGTTCTTCAGCTAGTGGTGGCCTTTGAAAGACAGACGCACTATGGCGCTGCCCCATTCGATCTATTCGGCTTGAGTGTCAATCGCTTGAAGCAGGTTTGGAACCAGAACCTTTCCCAAGCCATCGCAAGAGCCAACCGGACGGCTGGGAGGAGGGTCTGAAGGTACTTCCTGACCTAACTTGCGGTGGTTTTGCGCCCGACCGCAGTTTATTTCTAGTAATAGCAACTTAAACACCTTTTCGGTTCGCACTGAATGAAAGTTGAAAACTGGCCCATTACCAAGCCCATACCCTATTCACGCAATCCAAGGCGCAATGAAGGCGCAATCGCCAAAGTTGCAGGTTCACTGAAGGAATTTGGCTGGCGTCAGCCAATTGTGGTGGACACCGAAGGCGTCATCATCGCAGGACACACCAGATTGCTGGCTGCTCAGAAGCTAGGCTTGTCTCAAGTTCCGGTTCATATTGCGACTGACCTTTCACCGCAACAAATCAAAGCCTATCGACTCGCTGACAACCGAGTGGCGCAAGAGGCGGAATGGGACATGGACTTGCTGAAACTTGAACTCAGCGAGCTGGACGAAGAAGGCTTTAGCCTAGACCTAACCGGATTCAATGAAGACGAACTCGAAGCACTTCTGGCAGAAGGAACCGAAGACGGCTTGACCGATGAAGACGAAACACCAGAAGTCGAAGAAGAAGCCATCACGCTAGAAGGCGACCTCTGGATTCTAGGCAAGCACCGATTGCGTTGTGGAGACAGCACAAACGCAGAACACGTTGCGGATTTACTGCAAAACGTTCAACCGCACCTGATGGTGACAGACCCACCTTATGGAGTGAGCTATGACGCGTCATGGAGAGCAGCAGAGTGGGCAAACAATGACGGACCAAATTCAAAAAGAGCAACTGGCATTGTAATGAATGACGACAAAGCCGATTGGTCAGACGCATGGGCTTTGTTTCCAGGTGAGGTTGCTTACATTTGGCATGCTGGTGTTCATGGCGCAACGGTTGCCAATAGCTTGACTGGTTCAGACTTTTCAATTCGGGCTTTGATAATTTGGGCAAAATCACAACACACATTTGGACGTGGGCATTATCATCATCAGCATGAACCGTGTTGGTATGCAGTGCGAAATAACAAAAACGGACATTGGCAAGGCGACCGAAAACAAACAACACTTTGGCAGATTCAACACAGAAAATCTGAAACCGGACACAGCACACAAAAGCCGGTGGAGTGTATGAGAAAGCCGATTGAAAACAACTCATCACCTGGGCAAGCGGTTTATGAGCCTTTCAGTGGTAGCGGCACAACCATCATCGCAGCCGAAACAACCAGTCGAGTCTGTTACGCAATGGAACTTCATCCGCCTTATGTTGACGTTGCCGTCAAGCGTTGGCAGCAGTTCACAGGCAAGGAAGCGATTCTGGAAAGTAGCGGCAAAACCTTTGCGGAAGTCGAAGCAGAGAGGAAAGGTTGAGTGAACAAACCGCACCAGTGGCAGCGGTTGCCAAAATCTGCAATGTCACAGATCGAAGAATTCAGCAGTTGGCAAAAGAAGGAATTATTCCCAAGCCGGAGCGAGGACGTTATCCGCTCATCCGTTGCGTCACTTCATATATTCAGTATCTGCAAGCTAGGCTGGACGGCATTGGAACAACTGCGCCAAATATTGAAGACGCAAAAGCCCGAAAAATTGCGGCAGAAGCTAGGCTTGCTGAAATTGAATTAGCAAATGCAGAATTTGAAACCATTGCAATAAAAGACCATGCAAAGGTAATTGAAAACATTGCAGAGATTATTAAAGCCAAACTGATTTCGTTGCCAACCTTGCTGGCCCCAACTCTAGCAATGGAAACCAATCAAGCGGTTTGTCAGTCAAACTTGGAAGAACATGTCCATGCAACCCTTGGAGAACTTGCAAGAATCCTTTCAGACAACAGAGAACGCCTGGAAGAAAGAGCAGAAGGCGCGAAAGCTATCAGCAAAGCACTTCCTACCTCCTCCCAAACTAAACATCAGCCAATGGGCGGAAGCCGAAAGGCGACTAAGTCCCGAAGCGTCAGCAGAGCCAGGACAGTGGCAAAATAACAGAACGCCCTATTTGATTGGGATCATGGAGGCCGTTTCTGATCCGGCTGTTTCGGAAGTGGTGGCAATGTGTGGAAGTCAGCTTGGGAAAACAGAAGTTTGTCTAAACATTTGTGGTTATCATATTGCTCATGATCCAAGCCCAATTCTGGTAGTTCAACCAACACTAGAAATGGCACAGGCATGGAGTAAAGACAGGCTCGCGCCTATGTTGCGCGACACCCCAACTCTGCAAGGGAAAGTAGCAGACCCTAGAAGCCGAGACTCTGGGAACACAACGCTTCACAAAACTTTCCCAGGCGGACACCTTACCGTCTGTGGTGCGAACTCGCCAAGCTCGCTGGCTTCTCGCCCAATAAGAATCGTTTTGTGCGACGAGGTGGACAGATACCCAGTGAGCGCAGGTTCAGAAGGTGATCCGGTGGCACTGGCTCGCAGACGTTCTGCCACTTTTTGGAATCGCAAAATTCTTCAGGTTTCTAGCCCAACGATCAAAGATCAATCACGCATTGAGGCCGCATACAAACGAAGCGACAGAAGACAGTTCTGGATTCCTTGCCATGCTTGCGGAGAGTTTCAAACGTTAGCGTTTAGGCAAATCCGTTGGCCTGAGAATGAGCCAGAGAATGCGAGTTACTTTTGCGAACACTGTGACGAACCTTGGACAGATGCCCACAGAATCAAGGCGTTGCGTTTTGGCGAATGGCGAGCGGAAAGGGATTTCAAGGGAATCGCAGGTTTTCACCTCTCTGGTTTATATTCACCTTGGCAGACGATAGCGGAAGCAGCTCAGGAGTTTGTGATTGCAAAACAATCCGCGCACACACTGCAAGGATTCGTAAACACCTACTTAGCCGAATCTTGGGATATGACGAACAGCCAAGAAGAAATCCCTTATGAATATCTGTTCGCTCGCAGAGAATCAAACTGGAGTGACGGAGAGAAAACCGCACCAACTGGAATTGGAATCATAACGGCAGGAGTAGACGTCCAGGATGATCGACTTTGTTATGAGATTGTAGGTTGGGGCAAAGGTGGCGCAAGTCCAGAAAACTGGTCACTCGAATACGGCACAATTTATGGCGATCCAAGCAGCCGCGAGTTATGGGAAAGGCTGGATGCTGTGCTGGTTCAAGGCTATACTCTCGAAAACGGCAAGGAACTCGCCATTTCAGCGGCATGTATTGATTCAGGTGGACACTACACGCAGTCTGTTTATGCCTTTTGTCGATCCAGAGAAGGCAGAAGAGTTTTTGCAATCAAAGGCATGGGGCAGGAAGGCCGCCCAATCGTAGGCAAACCTTCAAGAAACAACATTGGCAAGGTTAGACTCTACCCAATCGGCACATTTTCCGCCAAAGAGCAGATTTTTGCTCAACTCAGGATTGAAGAAAAAGGCGCTGGCTTCTGCCATTTCCCAATGAGCCGTGATCGAAGCTATTTTCTGGAACTTTTGAGCGAAAGGCTCGCCACTAAGCATAGTAAAGGCTACGCAAAACGCGAATGGATCAAAACCAGAGACAGAAACGAAGCTTTAGACTGTCGAGTTTATGCTTTGTCTGCCTTGGCGATTCTGAACGTCAAGAATCTGGACAAGCTCACCAATAAAATCAACGAAATCGAAGAACCTCCACCTCCTGCACCGGAAGTGGATAGCCCACCAATGCGAAGAAACCGCCTTCGTATGCCTCGACGCTCTTGGATTCAAGGATTTTAATGAAAAGACCACCAAGAATGCCGTATATCACACCAAAAGAACTGCAAGCATTGCTGGACATCAGCAAAAGCACAGCCTACCGATACTGTGAAAGTGGGCTAGTGCCAAGTTATCGGGTTGGAGGAAGGTGGCGAATTGAAAGCCGCAGCGATTATTTGCAATATCGCTAAATTCCCAAAATTCCCAAAATTCCCAAAATTCCCCACAGCCTTTTGCTTTTGCGCTAAATGTAGCGCATGGCAATTGATCTATTTGACCGCAACAACTACCCCACAACTGAACCAGAGACTCTAATCGCTGGCGCCTTCTGGACATGGCGCAGAGACGATCTAGCGACACCTTACCCTATCGGTTCTTACTCTCTTCACTATCACGCTCGCGTTCATGGTGGCGGACAGGAAATTACTTTTTCCGCAACAGAAGCCGATTCCACCTATTACATCGAAGTTCCCTCCACAACAACTGCTGACTACCCATTAGGCCACTTACATTGGCAAGCTTGGATTGTTCGAGCCTCCGATTCTGAACAGATTTCTGTTTCAGAAGGGGCTTGGAACATCATTGGCGATTACGATTCTAACCAAAGTGATCCGCGCTCAACTGCGGATTTAATGGTTACTTATCTGGAGGCAACGCTCAAAGAACTCGCCCAGAAACACGCGAGCCAATACGCAATTGCAGATCGAAACATGATCTATGCGGACATGGTCAAAACTCGCCAAGAACTGAACTATTGGAAGTCTGAGCTCAGAAAAGAAATCAAGGCAACGCGAAGAAAAGCAGGTAAGCCAACAGGTGACGTAATCGCAACCCGATTCGGAGGGCTAGGCTAATGTGGCCCTTCAAAGGTGAAATTCCCGATCTAATCGGCAGAGAATCGAAGCCTCAAAACAAAGCCGAAACCCCAAAGCGCAAACGCTCTTATTTGGGTAACCAAGTTTCCTCTCTGCTTTCAGATTTTCTTTCTCCTGCCACATCCGCAGACACTGAAATCCGTGGCGCAATCCGTAGGCTAAGAGACAGAAGCCGACAGCTATCAAGAAATAATCCTTACGCTAAAAGAGCGTTGCAGGTTTACCGCACGATGATTGTCGGGCATGAAGGGCTGACTTTTCAAAGCCGCGCCAGAAATCTTCCATTAGTCAACGGAAGGCCCGATCCGAACAACGCTCAAGGCCCATTGGATCAAGTAGGAAACGCCAGAATTGAAAGGGCTTGGAAAGAGTGGAGCCAGCTTGGGAACTGCGAGGTTAGCGGAAAGCTCAGTTGGATTGATGTTCAACAATTGGTGATTGAATCGGTTCAGCGTGACGGTGAAGTTTTAGTCAAACTAGTCAGAGACAAATCTTTGCCTTTTGGCTTTGGGCTTCAAATTCTTGAAGGCGATTATCTCGACGAGCAATACGACACGACGCTTTCGAACGGAAACAGAATCATCATGGGGGTGGAACTAAACCGATTCCATCGACCTGTTGCGTATCACCTTTTTGAAGGGCCAGACCATCCGCTGAATTATGGCACGGTTGGAAGCTATCACCACGGCATGAGGCGCGTAAGGATTCCGGCTGAAGAACTTCTGCACATTTATTTGCCCGAAAGAAGCCAGCAAACCAGAGGCGTTCCAGCTTTTGCTTCAGTGATGGAATCCATGCACCAACTGCAAGGATACCTTCAGGCCGAGGTGGTTGCCGCAAGGCTAGGCGCTGCCAAAATGGGCTTTCTTCAATCGCCAGAAGGTGACGGTTTTGATGGGGAAGACACCATTGACGATTATCAGCCCGTCATGGACGCAAGCCCAGGCAGCATTCAACAGCTTCCGGCTGGAATGTCTTTTTCAGCTTGGGATCCCACCCACCCAACGACTGCATTCCCAGACTTTCACTCTGCTGTTTTACGTTCAATCGCTTCCGGCTTGGGCATTAGCTATGCCGAGTTGAGCAACGATCTAACAGGCGTGAACTATTCGAGCATTCGCCAAGGCGCAATCTCAGAGCGTGATCATTACCGAATGCTTCAGAAGTTTCTGATTACTCACCTAGCGAAACCGATCTATCGCGAGTGGCATAAAGTCCAAGTTCTGCGAGGGACATTCGATTGGTCAATGGAAAAGGCAGAATCGAAGTTTATTCCAAGTGCTGAATTTAGAGGGCGAGGTTTCGCTTGGGTAGATCCTGCTAAAGAAATTAGCGCAGCCACGGCAGCGGTTCAGTCTGGTTTCATGTCTCTCTCTGACGTCCAACTTCAGTATGGGCGAGATCCAGAAGAAGTATTCAGCCAGATTCAGCAGGACGTAGCAATGGCAGAACGCTACGGAATCGAAGTGGGACACTTCAAACCACTGGGGCCGAAGCAGCCGTTCTTCCTAGATTTGACACAAGTCGAAATTGCTGAAAACGAACAAGAGCAGACGGATGAGTGACGGACACAAGCCAACTCAAGGCATGATCGAAGAGGCAAAAAAGGGCTTGGCATGGCGGAAAGAATTTGGGCGTGGCGGGACACTGATTGGAGTTGCGAGAGCCAGAGACATTGTTAACGAAAAGAACCTTTCTTTGGATACCGTCAAAAGAATGAAAAGTTTTTTTGCTCGCCATGAGGTTGATAAAAAAGCCGAAGGTTATAGACCAGGAGAAAAAGGCTATCCGTCAAACGGCAGAATTGCAAACGCACTTTGGGGTGGTGACGCTGGAAAAACTTGGGCAAACAAGATTGTTGAGCAAGCCAACAAAGAAAAAGAAAACCGTGCAGAAATTGAAATTACTGGGGCAGTAGAAGAAGGATTAAAAAACAAAGTTAGCGAACATAATGACGAAGTTGGGGATGACGAAAGAAAACGTACGAATTTCAGAACACTATCCACCGTTTTCCGTCGAGGGGTTGGAGCTTACAAAACCAATCCCCAATCGGTTCGCCCATCTGTGAATTCACCGGAACAATGGGCTTACGCTCGCGTAAATTCTTTTTTATATGCCCTTAGAAATTTTAAGTTCCGTTCTGGAAAACATGACACGGATTTACTACCGGAAGGCCACCCCATGAGCAGCAAAGGAAGAGAAATGGACGGACAAGATTTAGCAACTAGACACATTTTGGAAGTCGAAGAAACAGAAAACGAGTACATCGTTGCCTTCGCGAAGGCCAAAGCCGAAGAAGTTGCAGAAGAGCAAGAAATGGAAATGGCAGAGGAAGAGAGAAAAGCCACAGTCGAACCTCTCAGCTTTCGGGTGGGTGAGGTTGAGCGCGGTTGGCACTACGACAAAGAGAAAGACGATAGAAGAGTCAGACTAGCTTGGTCTTCACAATCCCCAGTTGAAAGAGAATTTGGCTATGAGGTTTTAGGCCATAGTGAAGACGAAATCGATTTGAGTTTTGCGAGAAGTGGCAGAATGCCTCTTCTTTTAGATCACGATATGCGCCAGCAGATTGGCGTTGTCGAAAGGGTAGACCTGGATAGCACGGCTGGAATAGCACGGGCGACAGTACGATTCGGAAGAAGCGCACTGGCTGAAGAGGTCTTCGCGGATGTTGTAGATGGCATTCGCTCAAATGTTTCTGTGGGGTATTCAGTCAAAGGGATGACACCTACTGAAGAGGAAATCGACGGTAGAGGAATCTTTCGAGTGAATTCTTGGTATCCACAGGAAATTTCAATCGTCAGCGTTCCAGCCGATAAAGGTGTGGGCGTAGGAAGAAGTATTTTACCTACAAAAAAGGAAGAAAAAATGGAAATGGAAGGCGTAAATGTGCAGGTCACTAAAGAACCTGTTCCAGTAATTGATGAAAAATCTGTGCGTCAGCAGATGCTGAATGAACAAAACAAAATCCGCTCTTTGGCTGAAGGATTCGGAAAATCTGACTTTGCAGAGCGAGCCATTCGAGAAGGCAAGCCATACTTGCAGTTTGCTGAAGAGTTAAGCGACGAAGTGCGAACAAATCCGCATGTCGTTCAGCCGGAACTGACGAAGAAAGAGAAGCAAAATTACTCTTTAGTGCGAGCAATCCAAGCCGCAGCTAACAACGATTGGTCAAACGCTGGATTTGAGCGCGAGATTTCACGCGAAATTGCGAGCCGAACCGGAAAAGAGCCAAGAGGCTTCTATATTCCAGACCACGGCTTCCAATCTCGAACGCTAACCGGAGTAACAGGTTCAAGCGGTTCTGGTTTTGGCGATAAAGCGGTAGCGGATAATTTCCTAGCAGACCGTTTCATTGATGCGTTGATTTCAACGTCTATCATGGGACAAGTTGGCGCAACTCGCTTTGAAGGTTTGGTGGGTGATGTTCAAATCCCCAAGTTTTCAGCGAATGCGAGTGTCACTTTCCAGACTGAAACTGGATCAGTTGCCAATGGTGAGCCCGACTTTGGACAAATCACCATGAGCCCAAAAACGGCAGCAAACAAAATCCAGATTAGCCGACAGCTTCTGCACCAAGGACTCAATGGCAACATTGAGCAGACTTTGCGTGATCATATGATCCGCTTGTTCGCGGCAAAACTGGATAATGTCGCAATCAAAGGTGGCGGTTCAAATGAACCTACCGGAGTGTTAGGCACTACCGGAATCGGTGACGTTGAATCCGCTGGAACCTCTGGAAATGCTGCGCTGACGTATGGCAACTGCGTTGACATCTGGAGCGAAGTCGCAGCCGATAATGCTCTGCTGGGCAGTCTCTACTGGGTGACTCATCCGCGAGTGGTTGGCAAGCTGATGCAGACACTGGTAGCGAGTTCAACGGATTCCAGAATGATTATGATGGATACAGATTCATTGCTGGGCTATCCCGTTGTCCAGACAACCCAAGCGCCAAGTTCAGCGCCATATGCCCTATTGTTCGGGAATTTCACCGACCTTTATTTGGGCTTCTTTGGTGCGCTAGATGTTCTGGTTGATCCTTACGGTGCAGCCGGAACCTCTACGGTGAACCTCTACTTCTATCAAATGATGGACGTTGCTGTAGCGAGACCAGAATCCTTCTCAGCAGCACAGGATGTGACTGTCTGAGTGTTTCATTTAGATGAACTGAAGGATTGGTGCAGAGGGGAAACCGCACTTTTGATTTGCGGCTCACCTTCTGCGCCTGCTGACGTTCGTCAAAGCAACTGGAAGAGCGCACATTGGATTTCTGTTAACCAACATGCTGCGCTCTTGCCAGACTTGGCTTGGGCGTATGCTCACGATCCAAGCATGATTCAGTTTTTAAGAGAAGACATTGGAATTCAATGCCCGATTGTTTCTCCGCAATTTAAAAATTTAAAAGAAAAGGATATTTACGCAGGAATTTGCCCTTGGGTTCAACTGAGCGGCCCAGAAGCACTCTGGACAGCCGATTACATGGGCTACAAAGAAATCTGGTTGTGTGGCGTGGATAACTACGAAAACACAAGGCGCGATTACTGGCACCAGTACGTCAGGCCAGAAAATGACCAAGCCTTGAAAGGCAAGCGAAACCCAAGAAAATCTGCTTGGGGCGAAATCATTCAGAAACTAAGAAATCCAAAACGAGTGAAGACTTTTAATCCAGAACTAAACGAGTTACTGCGAGCGATTCGATGAAGGTACAAATTCTAAGAAGCACAGTAGCAGACGGAAAAGTTGTAAAAGCGGGCCAAATCGTTTCTGTGACGGTGGATGCAGCTCGCGAAATCATGCGATTAGGCAAGGCGATTCCCTACGAAGAGAAAGAGCCGCTGATTGATCGCAGCGTGGGCTTAACGAGCGAAAGCCAACCAAAATTGGTAAAGCGCAAGCCAGCCAGAAAGCCGAAGAAGACTGAGCCAGATGATTGACATTGTCTGCATTTTATTTAAGCCGGAAGGCAAGGGATTACCCAAGTTTTCCCAAGGATATTCGGCAATCTGGGTGGACAAATTAGCACAAGCGATTGCAAGACATACGACACAAAAATATAGACTGATTTGTTTAGTTGATGAGTTTTACGAATTTCAAGAAGAGGTTGATCAAGTTCAGATTGAAGGTAATGAATCCGGTTATGGGAATGTCATGGAAACCTTCAGGCCGGACTTGGGAGAAAATCAACGTTTTGTTCTTGGGCTCGACACGATCATTAAAGACAATATTGACGAGATTCTAAATTGGCGCGGCAGAGTCGGGCTTCTTACAGATCCAAACTATCCTGAAACGATTTGCAATGGGGTTGGAAGCTACTCACCTGAATTCTGCGATTTCATTTTTTACGAGTGGCAGAGAAAAGAAAAATACGGTGAGCGAATTTTGTACAACGGAAGAATCTCAGAAATGCAGTTTTTGCGATTACTAGCCAATGACGCAACCCGATTGAATGAGGTTTTTCCTAACCAGATTCAGTCCTACAAGTGCCACTGGCTCAAAGAGCCGGAAAGACGAGAAGAAGCCTCAATTGTTTACTTTCATGGCAATCCAAAACCGCCTTTTGTTCACACAGATTTACTCGCTGAGTGGTAGTACAAATCGATAAAACGGCAATCATTGAGGGAAATGTCCACTTTGGCAAAAACGTTTTTATTGGCCCTTACACAATAATCTACGGGCCTGCTGAGATTGGAGACAACGTCCGAATTCACGGGCATGTTTCAATCGGTGATACGCCACAGCACAGGACAAGGCCAAAACTTTGTGGAGTTGAGATTAGTGACAACACCACGATTCGAGAATTTGCAACGATTCATGCCGGAACCGAAAACAAAACCAGAATTGGCAAAGACTGTTATTTAATGAACTACTCGCATGTTAGCCATGACTCAGTGATTGAGGACAACGTGACGCTTGCCAATGCGGTGCAGCTAGGCGGACATAGCTACGTCATGCGAGGCGCAACGATTGGGCTGGGGGCAACAGTTCACCAATATTCGCTGATTGGCAGTTTTTCCATGATTGGTATGAATTCAGTGGTTGGCGTGAAATGTAGAATCACACCTGGAAAAATCTTTGCCGGAAATCCAGCGCGAGCGGCTGGTGAGAATGTGATTGGCTTGAGTCGCAATAAGGTATCCAACGAATACCTCATCAAAGAAACTGAACGTTTTTGGTACATACTCGATGGCGATTGAAACCGATACTGACAGAGCAATTTATTTAGATACCGCAGATTTTGGCGTAACCGTCATTAAGGCAGACGCCAGCACCTTCAGCGGAATCTGGGATTTACGCTTCACCTTGATTCAACCAAATGGACTGACGATTGGGCTTGAGTCGGCAGAACCTCGACTGATGGCAAGAACCAGTGATGTTTCCAGCTTGGCGCATGGTGACGCTCTAACGATTCAGTCAATCGGCTATGTGGTGCGAGGCATTGAGCCGGACAATTTAGGTATGACGACGCTAGTCATGGAAAGAATCTGATGGCTCACGCTCGTCAAACGATTCGAGAAGCGGTTGCAACCACACTCACCGGACTTTCGACGACAGCCAGCAGAGTTTATCAAACGAGGTTTCATAGGCTGGCCCAGACAGATTTGCCGTGTCTGCTCATTTACACACTCGCGGAAACCGTTGAACGGTCTGCAATGACGGATGGAAAGAGCCTAGTAAGAAATCTTAATCTAAGAGTCGAAGGCGTTGCCGAAGCAACCAGCAATTTAGACGACACTTTGGACACTATCGGAGGAGAAGTCGAAGCGGCACTAAACGAAACAAGCCCAGCGAGTGTCGAAGAATTAGTCTTACAGAATGTAGAAATCAACATTTCAACAGAAGGCGAAAAACCTGTTGGAATGATTGCGATGGACTACCTGATTATCTATCGCCAGACAAGCGGAACACCGAGTGAAATCCTATGAAAATTATCAGAGGTAGAGAGAAGAAAGTTATTGAAGAGTCTCAATTTGAAGAGTTTAGCGCGGACGGATGGGCAGCGCTAAAGCCGGAAGAATCACCGGCATTTTTTAACAGCCAACAAAAGGAAACGAAATGGCAGTTACTAAAGGATCAGCCGGAGTCATTAAATCCGGTTCAACCACAATCGGAGAAGTCAAAAGCTACTCAATCGACCAGACGGCAAACACCATCGACACAACCCAACTGAGCGATTCAGCCCAAACCTTTGTCGCTGGCCTGACTTCATTTTCTGGCAGTTGTGACGTCTTTTGGGACCCAGACGACACAGGCCAATCTTCAGTGGGCGTAGGTTCTAGTGTCACGCTGAACTTATATCCAGAAGGAACCGCGACGAGTTCAACCTACTATTCCGGTTCGGTTGTAATCACCGGAGTTTCACGAAGTGGGGCAATCGATGGGACGGTAGACGCAACAATTTCGTTCCAAGGTTCTGGGGCATTGGCAGAAACCACAGCGTAAAAATAAATGACTGATATTTTATCACGAGCAAAAGCTCATTATCGCGACAGGCTTTCAGCACCTTTACAATATGTAGAGGTTCCTGAATGGCCCGACGAACAAGGTGAACCCACGAAAATCTATTATCGCTCTTCAATGACCTTGAGCGAACAACAGGAGATTCTGGCTTTAAACCAGGCTGGCAAAGTGGGTGAAGCCTTGATTGCAACTTTAATTGCAAAAGCGCTCGACGAAGATGGAAAAAAACTCTTCAAGTTGGTTAATCGTCAAGAGTTTATGAGGCAAGTGGACAGTGAAGTCATTGCTCAGATTGTCTCACAGATGAACCAGGACGAAGGACTAACGGATGAGCAGATTGAAAAAAACTGAGGGAGTCACCTGACCTCTTTATTGCTTTTCAGCTTGCGGAAACACTGCACCAGCCGATCCGCGAGGTGATGAGCTGGACAGTCGACGAGATTCGAGGTTGGGTGGCTTACTTTACGATTCAGTCAGAGAAGCGAAAATCTAAGTAATGGCGAATAACACCACGATCACGATTTCAGCCGTAGACAAGACCCAAGCGGCTTTTAATTCGGTTGATCGTTCGCTCAAAAAACTACAAAGCACCTCATCGGCAGTCGCTCGCTCTGTTGGTGGCCTGACTACTGCCTTGAATGCCGCAATCGCCGCCTTTGCCATTGATAAACTAATTAAATTTAGTGACGCAGCCGCAAACATTGATTCTCGCCTCAAGCTAGTCACATCAAGCACTCAAGAACTCACCAGAGCGCAATCGGCCCTATTCAAAATTGCCCAATCCACCGGAAACTCTTTTGAGTCAACGGTTGATCTCTACTCTCGCCTAGCTCGCGCTACTGCTCAACTAGGCACTACAAACACCGACTTAGAACAAGTCACCAAGGCTCTTTCTCAAGCAATCACAATTTCCGGCTCTAGTGCCGCAAGCGCTGAAGCGGCAATGATTCAGCTTGGGCAAGGTTTCGCGGCTGGTGCGTTGCGTGGTGAAGAATTGAATTCTGTTTTAGAACAAACGCCAAGAGTGGCACAAGCCATCGCGGACGGTTTAGGTATTACGGTTGGACAACTCAAAGAATACGGAAAAGAAGGCAAGCTTACGGCTGAAGCAGTTTTCAATGCGCTGAAATCGCAAAGTGACGTACTAGAGCAAGAGTTTGGGAAAACCAACCAGACGATTGCTCAAAGCTTTACGATTGTGAGTAATTCTGCGGTTCGATTGGCTGGAGTGATTAATGAAGTGACAGGCGCAAACTCTTCATTGGGTGGCGTTCTGCGTGATGTTGCCTCTGCGCTGGATGATATTTTAAGAGCAGACATTGCCTTCTATTTTGAAACCCTTTCTGGGATTGTTTCCGCTCTCATTACGCCTTTCACGAATGTGATTGGGAAAATTGGGGAAATGATAGGTCAAGGCGATTCAGTGATAGGATTCGCCAAGGTCTTTGCCGCAGTGCGTTTAGCGGTTGAGTTGCTTTCAGCTTCGCTGATTTTCCTCACAGATTTGATTTCTGGTTCTGTGATTGGGGTAGCGTTCAGAGCGCTTGAGGTGACGTTCAAGACCATTCTTTTGGACATTACGAATCTAATCGACAAGGTAATGCTTCTGGATGATGTGTTGGCCGTTGCAGCAGCCGCAGCGCAAACATACAATCCATTTGCTGATGACGAGGAAGCCGCACAAGGCTTAATACAAGCCCAGAAAAACTTAGCCTCAGAATCGGATAAAGTTTACAAATCTTACATTCAGCAAAAGAACGCAATTTCTGAAATTGACATTATCGGGAAATCGACAGTTCAGAACGCAAAGGATGTTTACGCACAAGGCAAGAAGAATATTCAGCAAGCCTTGGATAATTACACGAATGGCGTCAAAGCCTATGACATTGCTAGGAAACAAGAAAAGGTTGAGCGAGCAAAGGCCGAAAGCCTACAGAATCAAAGTTCAGCCTCTAAAGAACAAAATAAAAACAACCAAGAAACTACTAAAGCTTTGAAAGAGCAAGAAGCTTTAGCCCTCGCCAAAAAGAAACTCGTTGAACTCGCAGCCTATGATAAAGTCAAAAAAGAAGTTGAAGAAATCACTCGCCAGTTAGAAATTCAGGAACAGGTTAAACTTGCCCAGGAAGCACTTTTAAGAGCCGCAGCGGAAGAAAAATCCCTAAAACTTTTAGAGAAGCAATCCAAGGCTGCGCTCGCAATCGCTGAAGCCCAAAAAGAAGCCAACAAAACAATCAGCGAGAGAATCCAAGAAGGCGCACAAGGACTGGTCGCCAATGACACCTTCCAGCAAGTCACTGGCGCGGCTGGCTCTTCCGGTTCAAGGGCTGCGAATATCGCACAAATCACAGCACAAAAAGGGGTTGAAGAAGGATTGCTGGCGTTAGTGCTTTCTAATCAAAAAGTTCAGGAAGCCTTAACCAAAGTCTTCGACGCAATCTTTGCGTTGATTGACCCAATCATTGACGCCTTGGTTCCAGTGATTGACGCTTTGATTCCCGTGATTGACGCTCTAAGACCTTTGTTTGAGAAGCTGATTCCTATCGTTGAAAAGCTTGCGCCAATATTATTTAAAGTAATAAGCCTTTTAGAGCCTCTTATTCATTTCATTGTTAATTTAATCAATGCAATTGAAGCCGTATTTGGTGTGATTGAAAGATTAAACCAAGCATATGTGAGTTTCATTCAAAATCTACTTAAATTGCCCCAACAGTTTTTTCAGGCTCTTGTCGATGGGTTGGAAGAACTACCGAACGCAATCGCAACCGCAATCACTGGAGCTTTCACTGAGTTGCCCAATGCAATCGCAACCGCAATCACTGGAGCTTTCACTGAGTTGCCCAATGCAATCGCAAAAGCAATTCAAGGCGTTTTGCCAGACTTCGGCAGTCAACTGACCGGAGGTGATAATTCAGTGGTTGGGCAGGCCGTTGGTTTTGTTTCGAGTGGGGTTTCTTCAGTGGCTTCCGCTTTGGGCTTTAAGCAAGGTGGACTGATCCCCAAGGCTGAAGCCGGAATGCTGGTAGGTGCTTCTCATTCGCGAGGCGGACAGCTTATTAATGCGGAAGGTGGCGAGTATATATTCAGCCGAAAAGCGGTTCAGAGTTTAGGCGCTGGCAGATTGAACGAACTGAATAATGGCGTTGATCGCAATAATATCGTTGTGAACATTTACGACGAAACAGGCAAACGAATCAGAGAATACGATTCAGCAATACGAGTAGAAATCAAGGAGCGAGCGGCCCGAAACAATCAATTTCCAGCAGTGGCCTAATGTCGTTTCAGGTAGACATGGATCTGACTTCAGCGCCTTTCACGGATGCTGTCTACTATGTTTCAGACACGCCAAGCACCTGGAAGAATGACCGATTTTATCAACCTTATATTACCGCGCCACCATATATAGAGTTGGGCGATTATGACGCTGGGTGGCTGAACGTAAACGTTGGCAATCTTCAGCTAGTTAATCGCCCGAATGACTCAAGCCATCCGTTTAGTGGTGCGAATTACACGGCTTTACTAAGTTCACCAGCAACCGCGATTCCCGTAATTTTAAGATACAACGGCAAGCAGTTACTTGACGGAACCGCAATTTTAAACAACCTAACGCCAGAGTCTCTCAGCTTTCAGTTAGAAGCCAAAGTTCAGCGAACCAACCTGTTGCGTTTGATTGTTGCGGAAACCAGTTCAAAGGCTGAACTCATTGAACTCAAAAATAATGGCGCAGGCAAAATCAGAATTACCACCGCAGCTTTGCACAATTTTGGATTGGGCGAACAAGCATTTTTTCAAGGCATGTCAATAGTAGGGGAAGAGCTCGAATATAATCCGAGCGATACTTCAACTCAATTTACAATTACTGACGTAACGGACACAACCTTTGATATTAACGTTGACGTTTCGACAATTACCTACACCAACCCCAGCAGCGGAAATTATTCTTTTGATTCTGGAACGGAACTAACAACGAACGAAACTTTTTCGATTTCTCAAAGCCTAGAATCCATCTGCACGATCTCATCAGGAATCACAATTACTGTTGCTCAATCAGTCGTGTTGGCAATCCAAGGGGAAGCTCAATTACCGCAGACGTATTCCGTCAGCAGTGGGAACACAATTACGATAGTTTCAGGCTCAACCGTATCCGTTACAGGACTCAACGCTTACGACATTGGAAACGCCTCTGCGACTGACACCCAACTACCTTTTGCTTTTGGCACAGTCACGCTTCAAGAACCTGTGCCGATTCTGAACGCTGCAAAAACCCAGGTTGGTAATCCGAATTTAAAAACCACAAGCGCTTCTGTTCAGGATGATGGACAAGACGAAGTGCTGAATGCTTCGCTCAGTTATGATTTTTATACTGTCCCAGATGGTGAAGTTCCAAGATTTACTTTGCAATCGGGAAGCTTAGAAGGTGAGGCTTCCATTTCTGGAATCAGTATCCATTTTGACGCAATAAACGGTGATGAAAACGCATATGATTTTTTTGGTTGGTTAGCGCAATCCATTGGGTATTCCTACGATTCCAGTCTAGCGAGCAACGCGAATAATGATGACCGGAAAGTATCAATTTTTGAGACGAATCAACAAAGAATTCTCGACTTTGCAGACCAAGTCGCCAAAGCGCTGAACATGCAATTTTATTTAGATGATGAGAATGACATTCTGCATTTGATTGACCGAGAGAATGTACCAGGCACTGCGAGCCTGACGCTGGAGGATTACGAAATTTTAGCAAGCCAGATTGACTTACCAGCGCCACTTTCAGGTTTGCTTTCATCCAACAGTTATAATTTGGCAGTTGGTACAGGATTAGGCGCAAATCCTTATAAACTGCTAAAGGTTGAAAGAGCCGTGAGAGTAGCGAATATTGATACTGGACGGGATGACACGATCAAAACTTTTAGCCCTTCCATCGAAGTCGCGGCTGAAGTTCTAACCGATATTATTGCCGTAAAAAACAAGCCAAGATTAAGTGTGACGATTGACGGAATAAATCTCGACGTTCAGGCAGGCGAAAGAATCGACGTTAACAACAAAACCTTGGGCATTACTGGAAACATGATTGTTCGCAAGCGAGCTTGGGATTTTGTCAATGAGACAACCACTTTTTCAGGCGATTCTACTTTGACACCTCTGTCGATATGAAAATTCTTACTGAATCGACTTATTCGAGCTCGAGCCTAATGAGCGGCAGCGCTGCCAGTGGCTTTGCTCTTTCAAACATTGAAAGCAATCAACCGCAAGAGCGTTTTTCTTCAACTAGCGCGAGCGTAACGATTCGGGTGAATGTCTCAGGCTCTAGCGATTCGTTTTTTCTGGACGGATGGCATTTTGTCAGTGGTTCGTATTCGTTGGATGGTGGCGCTGCCGTGAACTTTTCAGCGACACAATTAGAAAATCGGTTTGAATTCAAACCTTGGGGTGTCAATCTCTCAAAACGTCGAAAACCGATTTATATTTCAGGATTATCGTTTTCTTCAACGCTGGATCTAATCTTAAACACAGATAGAACGACAACTGCTGGCAAATTCATGAATCAGCAGTTAGAAGGGAACGCGATTGATGATTGGGCTCCTTACATTTATGATACAACTACCGGAAATTTCAGAGACGCAAACAATGTTCGCGTCAATCTTATAGACCACGGTTATGTTTTTCCGAATACCGTTATCAAACTAAGTAGTGCGAGTAATCCAAGCGGAACAAATTATACTATTGTGTCGATTGTAGGTGACGGGACTACAGATGGCGCGGTTAGACTGAGCGCAAGCAGACCTGGAACAAGCTTTACAGTTGATGAATTAGCACCACCAATCAGCCTTGGAATTCTGCGAGTTGGCAATTCAACGGACTTTGCGAATCCTCAAAGTTTAAGCAGAAACTACGAAGATTTTAGCACAGTCAGAACTGGAACTTCTGGCTTTCGTCAAGTCACCAAAAGAGGAATCGCTCAAACGATTAACGTTCAAGGGGTTTACACGCAAGCGCAAGCGGATGATTTAATCGGCATTGCGGCTGCCAAAAGAGGCGAACCTGTGCCAATTCAAATCACGGAGTCGATGACAACGGAAAGGGATCTACAAGCGGTTTTTGGAGCAATTACCATTCCAACGGATGCTTACGCAACCCCAACCGGAACTTATCGAAATCTTAACTTTTCAATAACAGAAGTCTTATGAGTACGATCAAAGTTGACACCGTCAGGCCCGTCACGGCTGACGCTAGCCTCACGCTTCAAGGGGATAACAGTGGAACAGGCGTTTCTGGAATTACGATAGATTCTAGCGGAAATGCTACGTTTGCAGGAACAGCAAATAATTTGGGAACGGTTACGGCTGGAACAATTTCTGGTGGGACAATCGGGAGTTCGGTTGTGTTTCCGGCTGGGCATATCATCCAATCCGTGTTCAGTCCAACAATTACAAATACAGATACTGGCACTAAAACCTCAAAAACAGGCGTAGCCGATGTGATTGGGCAAATCACCATAACTTCAGGAAATGCTGTTTTGATTTATGTTTCTGCTCAATTAAGAGCAACAGGTGGAACACAAAGTTTTGCCTCAATGTTCGTAAGTAAGGGAACCGTTGCATCACCTTCAACAGATTTGGCAGTCTTTAGTGGTGGGCAGTCCAGCGCTACATTTACAAATATTACTTGTGCAGGATTGGTCTTGGACGCTTCACCATCTTCAACGACTCCAGATTATGTGCTTCAGATAAACCTGGATAGTGTGTCAACGACTAGTTGTAATTTGAGATATACAGATTATCGATTGGCAATTCATTTATTTGAGGTGCAGTTATGAAACTTTATCCATTAGATATTGAAATTGCTAAAAACAGTTTAAACGAAAAAGGAGTTACTTCTCCAACAAATAATCAAATCGCTCTGGAATTCGTCAGACAGTATCGAATGGGACTTTTAGCGAAATGTGATTGGATGGCAAACGCTGACGTAATAATGACCGAAGAATGGCGAGTCTACAGACAGGCTCTTAGGGACATAACTACACAAACTCCTGCATTGGATGAAAACGGAAACCTAACGGGCATCACCTGGCCCACACCTCCTAACGATTAACCAAGGCCGAGCAATGCCAGCAGAACCCAATTCAATGATTCAATTAGTCCAAGATTTAGGTTTTGGCATGGCTTCTCTGACCTTCAGTGGATGGCTGATCGTGTTTCTTTTAAGAGGTTTTGAAAAGGAGCGAAACATTTGGCTAACTAAAGATTCTGAAAGTGATATTCGCGTCAGCGAGCTATTACGCGAAAATTCCCAATTGCAGCAGGCCACCACAGAAAAGCTCGCGAACCTTCAGGCCGCGCAGTCTCAACAGCTTTTAGCAGTTCACGAAAAGCTCAACACAACACTGACCAACATGACCGTTGCCATCTCTGAGCTAAGTCAAAAAATGGATAATCTAAAAAAATGAAACCGCTTCTCACAGGCTTGGCTTTGCTGCTTTCAACGTCAGCCTACGCCTTGCCTGTTGAGTACAAAACCTTGCACTTAGTTTCATGGGCTTACCAATGCTCACTTCGACTTGCTCCCACCTATCAAATGCAAGGCATGACCAGTAATCTCGCCATGCAATCCGCCATTCAGTTGTGCTCTTGCGTCATTGACCATTACCGCGAGAATCACAGATATGTAGACCTTCAGCTAATGCCGTTACCCCAAAGAGAAGCGTTTGGTGAAATGTATTCGCAAGAGTGTATTGATTATCCTGAACGAGAAACCTAATGGAATTTATTGACCACTCTGAGCATTTTTCGAGGGACGAGCTGAAGTGTAAATTCACAGGTGAGTGTGAAATGTCAGATTTGTTTCTGACGAAGCTTGAAACCTTGCGGCAGCATTACGGCAAACCTATCAGACTGACTTCAGCGTATCGCTCGCCAGAGCATCCGGTTGAAAAAGCTAAATGGAAAGACGGGAAGCCAAAATCAACAGGTTATCATGTATTAGGTCGAGCAGTGGATATTGCTTGCTGGAATGCCGATGGAGCAAGACTCTTAGAAATTGGAATTCAGATGGGCTTGTTCGGTGGGTATGGCTTCAGTTTCACAGGAAGTCAAAGATTTCTGCATGTAGACGATAGAGAAGACGGTTTAATGATTTGGAGCTATTAAATGGAAATCTTTTTTGAATATTTTAATTCTGCTGTTGAATCCGGTGGCGTTGAGCTAGTATTAACGGCAATCGGGCTGCCGATGGCAGCGGCTGGAGTAGGAATTTATAGAAAAGTCAGGAAGGCAAAGAAGCTGAAAGAGGCAATCACTGGCGGATAGTCAAAACCGCCACTTTGAAACAGTCTGGTTTTTCGGCTGGAAGTGGCTCCCCAAGCTGGACTCGAACCAGCGACCCAATGATTAACAGTCAGCTTTAGACTTTCGGCTATAGGCTAGACGAATACTAGCCTTGCTGGATTCTTCAGATTTTTTCTTGCCAGTGTTTCCGCCAGTGTTTCCGAGTTGATTCACCAAATCAACTTGCTGCAAATGGTCAGTGTTCAAATAACTCATGGTTGTTTGAATCGACTGATGACGCAATAGTTTTTGCACCTGAACCGGATTTGAATTCTCACCAGCCAACAATTCCGTTGCAACCGTACTTCTGAAACTATGCAACGGTTTCGCGTTTTCAATGCCACACTTCAACAAAGCTTTTCGCATACTCTTGGTCAAATCCCCAAGCGAACTATAAAGCGGCTTACCTCTGCCGTTGTCCAGCACATAACGCTCGCCTTGAATATCCTGCGACTGAATAAATTCCTGAAGCCTAACCGCAATCGGCAGAACTGAATCACGCCTACCTTTAATCTTCCATTCTCGACTTGAGCGAAGTTCAATCCTATCCGCATAGACAAAACGCCACTCGAGGTGCAACAGTTCGCCACCTCTCATGCCAGTATAGCGAAGAAACCAGAACGTCCTGAGAAGCACCAGAAATCGTCTTCGTTTGGTTTCCTGCCAGCCTTCTTCTAGGTGTTGCCGCAAGTCTTCGAGTTGTTCTTGAGTGAAGACCGAAGGCAAAGGCTTGGATGAGCGAACCGATTTGACTTTAATCGCAGCCGGAAGAAAGCCTTGCTCCCAGCTCCAATTAAGGATTGCGCGAACTGCTCGAAGGTATGAATTACAACTATGATCGCCTAATCCGGCTCTTCTTAATGATAAAACAAGTTGGTCTGTGAACTTGGACGAATGAAGCCGAATCCGATAATCGCCAACGATTTTTTGATAACGACTGAGCTGCTGCCGATACTGGCGAACCGTCAACTTATCACGATTGGCTTCCACATGGGCGAGAAACAACCGCAGGACTTCCGAGAAAAACAAACCGTCTTTATCTGTAGAGGCTTCAACCTCTCGCGTCAGCTTCTTCTTGAGTTGCAGCAACCGCTCGACAAGCAAAGAATTCAGTTGCTCTTCTGGCAAGTCCTCAACTTCAGCAAATCGCGCCAGGACTCGACGGTAGCGTTTTTTCTCAATCCACAACTGACCAACAAAAGCCTGTTGGCGTTTGTCTGAAACAATCTCGTTTTTGTGGCTCATTGAATTAGATCAACATTGAGATCAATTGACTTAAATACTCCGAAAAGATTTAAACGACATTTAAACAGTTGAAGTGTTGTTTAAGTTTTCCGAATGACCAAAGCCACTCTTCCAATCAAGCCAAAGTCGTTTCCATCATCGGGTGAAACGTTCATTTCTTCATATTGCTGATTGTCTGAAATGATTCTCACACCTCCAAACTTCCTCTGAAGCCTCTTTACAAAAACCGCATCATCAATCCTTATCAGATACAAACCGTCACTGGTGTAGCCAGAATCGAACTCAACAGCCACATAATCACCATGAGCGATTGTTGGCGTCATGGAATCGCCTTCGACTCTGACGAACCCCACTTGTCCATTTTCAGGAAGAAACATTTTGGGCATTTGAAGATTTTGCTTCACTTGTTCAATGCCTTGGAACTCGCCATGCCCAGCAGAAACTCGGACGTCATATTCTGGAATCGTTCGGTAGCCTTCCTTGGATTCTGGTTTTTTCACTTGGTCAGGCGTCAACGCTTCCGATACGTCAAGACCTAGAACCTCACAAAGTTTTTCAATTTTATCGGTATCAATCCTTGTCCGATTTCTTTCAAGCTTGCTGACAGTGTTTTGAGAAACCTCTAACGCTTTGGCTAAATCTGCTTGAGACATTCCCATAGCACTTCTTTGTTCAACGACTCTCTCGCTAAACCTTTTTGAAACCGATCTGAGCATTTTTTTCGGAAAAAGAGTTGACTTAAGTTTAGAATAGGTTTAAAACTCTTTTAAACCTGCTAACCAGCTTTGCAATTATTCAACCGATTATGCTGACCACACAACAAGTTGCCAATCAAATTGGCATATCACATCCCAAGCTTCTGCGACTTCGCAGAGAAGGAAAAATTCCGCAAGGACGGCAACTCCACAAATATGCCGGAGTTGAATGGTCTGAAGAGGAAGTTAGAAAGATTCGGGAGGTGGTCAATGGATGAAGACATAAAGACTCTATTGATTGAATCAAGAAATCTCTTGGAAGAAATCAATGAGAATCAAAAACAAATTTTGAAGCAGATTTCCGCTGATGTTGCCATTCAGGCAACCCAAGCAGAAAGAGCGGTTGAGATTGCGAGATTACAAAAGACGGCACTCAAGGCAATTCGCAAGACTAGCTGTTGACTGAGACGGAGTTTTCAACCCAATGGATGGGTTGCGGTTTGGGAGAACCGGCTGAAACGGCTCCGTCTCATTGAACAGTCTACATGGGGAAAACAAGCCTTGTTTTTGTAATTGGCAGAGGGGTCTGCCAGCAGCTTGAGCAAGGTTTCCCCACCACAAACATGGAGTTGAAGATGACAACCACACCAAGCATTCAGGCTCACTTCTTTCGAGCCGAGTCCAGAAGCAAATCAAGAATCATCACACACCATTCAGCGCCAGCTTGGAAGAAGCTTTGGTGGCGAATTCGCTTGTATTTCATCAATAGACGTTATGCGAACGCTCGAAGACTTCAAAGAAGAAACTAGGCGAAAAGAGGCTTATTTCTGGGGATTGGTTCGGCAATCTGAAAGGCGTGAACCCACCTTCTGTCAGTTATACGAATGCTCAAGGTGCGGCAAGCTGACACACCAAAAGCATGAAAGAAACTGTTTTGATTTAAAGCCGCTAGACATATCGAAGGAAGAGAAGTTTAGCAGGCTGGACGATCCACATAATGAACAGACATGGAGTGACCTTTGACCATTAAGGTCTGCGTAAATTGCGGCCTGAAGTTTCTGACCGAAGGCAAAGAAAAGGCCTGTGGGCAAATCTGCAAAGACGAGATGAAGGCCCAGGACACAAGACCCAAGTGTGTGATTTGTTCAAAGCGGTTCAACCGCAAGTCTAGCAGCCACAAGACTTGTTCTAAAAAATGCAGTTACCAGTTGCAGCTAGACAATTCGGCAAGATACCGAGCTAAGCATAGAAAGCCGAAAGTCAAGATTGCCTGTGAAGGTTGCAGCAAAATCTTTATGCCCAAACGTAAGGATCAGCGATTTTGTGGATCTAGGTGCTACAACCAGCAATACAAGAGAACGGTAACGGTTGAGCCAAGGCCATGTGTCGAATGCGGTGAGGTGTTCCAGCCAAGAAATCAGCGCAACATTTTATGTAGTCAGCAATGCCGTTATATCAACGACAAAAGGCGAGCCTACGTTCGAGGGACGATTCCCAGAATGCCTGGGACGCTGAAACCCAAAGAATGTCTGGTTTGCCAGAAGACGTTTCAACCAAAGGCCGGAAGCCAAAAATACTGTAGCCCAACTTGCAACGGTTTGGTTCACCTTAAAAGAAACCGCAGCCGCTTAGACCACAATCGACTTCTTAAATGCTGGATTTGTAAGACCGAATTCAAACCAGTGACGAGCAAGTCGAGAGCAAAGTTTTGCAGCAACGAGTGCCGAGCGATTCATCACGGCAACAAGGCCAAAGAGAAACAGGCTGAGCTGGAGCAGGAGGCCAAAAAACAGGTGGAAGTCAAAGAAAAATGGAATGACGCTTCTGTCAAATCCAATGAGCTTCCTGCTGATTCCATGTTTCCAGAAGAGATCCTTGCTTTCTTCAAGCGTGGTGGACAGATCACGCAATACGTTAATCCAGTATGGGTTGAAGGTTCAAAACCTTCAGAATATGAAGAGGATTTTTTAACAGATTAGCCTTCCGGTTATCCGGTTTGCCCATCCTCCCTAAAAAAACGGGCAAACATTCATGTGCCGGAGTAAGCGATAAAGCGATTCACTCAACTCTCGCTCAAGCTGGCTGGAAGGCGTGAATGAAAGAGAAGAATGCAACTCGTTAAACTAGACGCAGCTAGAAGAGCTTTAGAAGAAGCTTCGACACTGCAAGAAATCAAGGAAATACGAGACCAAGCGGAAGCGATAAAGGCTTATGTGAAGGCCGCTGGTTATTCTTTGGAAATGCAGAACCAAGCCGCAGAAACGAAGCTACGAGCCGAGCGCAAAGGTGGCGAATTGCTGAAAGAAATGGAAAGAGCTAAAACAGGTAGACCTAAAAAAGAATTGGCACATGGTGAGCCTATTACACCAAAACTTAAAGACTTAGGAATTCATAGATTACAATCTCAACGTTGGCAACAGATTGCTGACTTGCCGGAGGTAATTTTTGAAGAAGTAATTGAAGAAACCAAAGAAGAAAAAAAGGAACTTACTCAAGCCCTAATGCTGCGAGAATCCAAAGATTTTCAACTGCAAAAGAAAAAGGCAGAACATGCCGAGTTACCCAAGACAGTTCTTCCAGAAGGAGAGTTCAACCTAGTCTATGCAGATCCACCTTGGGATTATGATTTTGCAGAAACTCAAAGCAGAGATTTGGCGAATCACTACCCAACCATGAAGATTGATGAAATCTGTGCAATGCAAATACCTTTTGCTGCCGACAGTTTGCTTTTGCTATGGGCAACTGCGCCAAAGTTACGAGAGGCTTTCATGGTAATTGATGCGTGGGGATTGACCTACAAAACCCATGCGATTTGGGACAAGCAGAAAATAGGAATGGGCTACTGGTTTCGTGGACAACATGAGCTTCTGTTTGTCGCAACCAAAGGCAACTTTTCACCACCAGAGCCAGACCACAGACACTCTTCTATTTTTAGCTACTCAAGAACAAAGCATAGCGCAAAGCCTGTTGAATTCATGGAGTGGATTGATTCGGCTTTTTCAGAAGCAAAGAAACTTGAACTCTTTGCTAGGACTGCAAGAGAAGGTTGGAGCCAGTGGGGCAACCAAATCAATTAGACCTGTTTTTAGACTATCAGGTATCAGTTACTGAGCCAGTGAACGATTTTTATAAACAACTGAACGACTCACATTTAGACAGTGAGTTACCTGTTTGGGAAGAAGCCTATAAAAAGTTTTTCCCAAACTTTAAATGCTCTGTTTATTTTCAGCAGGATTCTGATTTTCAAAGGCTAGGTGGAGATCGACAAGTAATTTGTGACGGTGGCAAGAATTATGTGATTGATGAAAAGATACGCTACCCAAGCAAAAGCGGCAGAGTCTACACAGACATACTTCTTGAGTATGTAAGCAACAATCGAAGAAATAGCCCAGGATGGGTGTGCAAGCCTTTGCTTGCAGATTACATTGCCTATTACGTCAAAGGACTTGGCTTAATATATATGCTGCCAGTAGGACCACTTCAAATTGTTTGGGAGAAGTACAAAGACAAGTGGTTGCAGAGAGAAAATCAGCTTATAGCGGCACAGAACAAAGGCTACGAAACGCTTAATTTTGCAATTGAGCCAAGCGAGCTTTTTGGAGCCATTTTCAACAACTTCACAATCCAAGTAAATGGAGTTAAACCTCTTGAAAACTAACAAGGAACTCATGACTGAAAACAACCTAGTCGCGCAAGTTGCCGAGCAGTGCAAAGTCCAACCAAAAGAACTGCAAGAAGTCCTGTCCAAAACCGTACTACCGAGCGGAACCAAGCCAGAGCATTTGATGGCATTTCTGGCAGTCGCCAAACAACACAACCTGAACCCACTGACGCGAGAGATTTACGCCTTTCCAGCCAAGTCCGGTGGCATCAGCGTGGTGATGAGTGTGGACGGTTGGAATAAAATCATGAATCAACATCCGCAGTTTGACGGCATTGAATTTAATCATGCCACAGACGAAAAAGGCCAAGTCACCAGCGTTACTGCAACGATTTACCGGAAAGACCGACAAAGACCAACCGTAGTGACAGAGTTCTTGAGCGAGTGCAACACTGGTTCGCAACCTTGGAAACAATACCCAAGCCGAATGCTACGCCATGCCGCAATGAAGCAAGCGATACGACTAGCCTTTGGCTTGTCAGGCGTTGCGCCAGAACCAGAAGCCACTGAAGAGGAAGAACCACCAGCGCCAAAGGTTGTGAATCCTGAAAGCGGTTCACAAACCTTCTTTTTGCTGAAAGAGCAATTTGAATCGTGTCAGTCTCAGGAATCACTCGAAGAGGCAAACAGTTTAGCCAATGCCTACGCAAAAAGAGGTGACTTGAGCAAAGGCGAGGTTGACCGATTGAAGCTGATTCAAAAGCAAGTCGCGCAAGATATTGCCGCAACAATGGCACAAGCCACAGAAGCCGCTTAAGAGGAAATATGGCTGGCAATCACTACGTTGTTTTAAACTACAAACTACTGAAGGCTTGCCCAGATCCGGCAACTGCTGTGATTTTGGCGGAACTCTGCAAGTGGGATGAGTTTTACCGCAAAGACCACGCAAACCGCTTGGGATGGTTGCCAGTTGACTTTCACCAAGAGCCAGGATGGTTCTACAAGACAGAAGACGAATGGGAAGAAATCGGAATCACACCGAGAGTGCTTCGCAGAGCAAAAGCTTTTCTGAAGGAAAAAGGAATTCTGATTGACCAGATGAAAGGCTCACCTCCAAAGCTTTGGTTTCGCTTGAACTTGGAAGCCTTGGAAGCCTTCTTAGCCCAACAATTACAATCGGTAAGGGTTACGAATCGTAAGGGTTACGAATCGTCACCTTCAACCCTTACAAATCGTAAGGGTTCTATTAATAAGGAATCATTAAAAACAATCACTATAGACATTCCCCCTATATCCCCCCAAGAAGAACCTCAGTCAGATTTCAAGATTTGGTGGAAGAGTTGGCTTGCTGCAATCAAGACCTTGCCTACCGAAAAACCAGCCGCTTCAGGAACACCAGACAAAGCCGAACGCAACTTCAATACAGTTCGCAAAAAGTTCAACTTAGACCAAATTCAGAAATCGACAGAGAACTATCTCGAAGAATGCCGATTGGACAGGTTTGGAAACAACCATTGCAGACCCAACCAACATGCCGCAACGTTTCTGAAAATTTCAAACATTGAGCATTATTTGGCTTGGGAAGCACCAAGCCGCGCCTCACCAAGCAACCAATCTGACGAATGGGATTTGATTGAACAACAACTCACTCAAGGAGAAAGCCAATGCAGTCCGTCGAGCTTTTACGCAAACTGAGCGCAATCTACAAAGTCAAACCAAGCCAAGAACTCGCGCAAGCTTGGCAGATTGGGATGGAAGGCTTGAGTGATGAGCAAATCGAACAAGGCTTCAACCGAATGGTCAAAGAGTTCAAGAGTGATTTTTTGCCAACCGTTGCCGTATTCCGAAGCTACGCTCAACGCAGCACCAGCAACCGAGCGCAGACTTGTAAGACACCTGAAGAATGGCTTACGAAAGAAGCAGAACTCAAAGCGATTGGCAAACGCTTGGACCCAGTAGGAGGCCAGAAGTTCTTTCAAGCGATTGGTCGCGCACCTTTCGGTTTTTGGCTAGATGAAGATTCAATCGTTCGTTGGACAACCAAAGACGAGAAACCTGTGAAAACGGACAAGCCGAGCAAAACCGATTCACCAAGCCAATACTTTGCAAAGTTAGTCAGGACGGTTGCTGCTTGATTACGTTCCATGTTTCACCTGTTCCGAAACCTCGGCAAAGCCGCTCTGATAAATGGCGAGTTAGGCCGGAAGTCTTACGTTATCGCGTTTTCTGCGACAGTCTGCGACTTCAGGCTTACAATCAGAAATTCCAGCTTCCAGACAGTTTTGCCGTTGAATTCATTTTGCCCATGCCGAAAAGCTGGAGCCTCAAGAAAAAGAAAGCAATGAACGGCAAACCTCATCGACAAACCGCTGACATTGACAATCTTTTGAAAGCACTGATTGACGCCTTACTCAGTGAAGATAAGCAAGTCTGGGATGTTCACGCAAGCAAGCGATGGGGTGAAATAGGCCAAATCCGCATTTACACACCAACCGAATTTGATTGGGCTGACTAATGATTCTCTCGCACCAAGCACTGAACCGATTGAAAGACTTAGGCCACTTGCCACGATTCGCTCAAGTGGGACCGTCGAGCGTTGACCTGCACTTGTCCAACACCTTTGCCCAACTAGGCGTCAAACAGAAGTTTCTGTTTCTGGATTCAGAATCCGTTTACCAACACGTTCAAAGTGATGATTTTTTGCTGGAGCCAAACAAGTTCGTTTTAGCCAGCACACAAGAGAAAGTCAGTGTTCCAAATCATCTAGCCGCTTTTGTGGCTGGTAGAAGTTCAGTCGGAAGGTTGGGTTTGCAAATTCAGAATGCTGGCTTTGTCGATGCTGGCTTTCAAGGCCAGATTACGCTGGAACTCTACAACCAAAGCGATAAGCCAATTCTGTTGAAAGCTGGCGTTCGCATTTGCCAATTGGTCTTTTTCCAACTCGACGAAACAACAGAGCAACCTTATTGCGGCAAGTACCAGAACCAAGAAGGCGCAACAGAAAGCCGATTGTACAAGGATTTTGAGGCGTGACGATTGGCAATCTTTGTCTTTCTAAACTACTGAGGGAAAGACACAGCGAGTGCTGGCAATCCACGCGAAGCAGGTTTGCTCAATCAAAAGCAATAA